TTTAATATATTATCAGGTCTTTCCCATTTGCCAGCTTCATCGTGTACTAGTAAAGCTAGTTTTTCACCATCATAAGAGTTATCACCTGTATTTTTCCAATCTATAGTTGTATCTAAACCTTTTATTTCTTCTAGTCTATCTGTACTATCTATTTTTCTTCTTGTAAACCTACTCGCTGGAACTCTATAAGCTAGTTCAGTTTTGGGACGGTCCATACCATCTTGGATTGGTTTAAAAAAGAAAGGGTAGTTGATTGAAATTGGCACGATTTTATCAGTAAACATTTTCTTCGCATCAGCCCCAGACTTTGATAAGACACCGTATCTAGCATCACTAGAGATAGTGGCAAGGTTGACAGCTTCTCCAGATGCCATGAATGAAAAACCAGACCGTCTGTTTTTGAGGTAGCACATTCCATAACATCGTCTATCTGCTTTGCAAGCTTCCCAGAATAAGTAGAATAATCTATTTGCTTCTCTAAAATCTGGCTGCCCAACATCAATCTTGGACCATTGCAGGTACATGTAATGAGTGCCAGTAATATAAGTAGCTTTACCTTTATTATAAAACCAAAAGCCCTCGTGACGCCTGGAAAACTCTTGATCAATATATGCATGCCATTTTTCTTTAAAATCATCTGGATATTCTTTCCAGTCGAATATTGTTTTTACTTTAGAAAGAGACTTAGGATACTCTTGTTTCTCCCATTTATCATTTCCTTTAAAAACATTAACTTCTTTAGGTAATGCTATCTTTAGATTTTGTATTTCGTATATGTCTCCAATTTGACCTGTCTTACTAATAACTATAATATCATTTTCTTTATTATAGCCATACTCCCATTTTTTAGATTTATTTAATCTTTTAATGGTGTTTATTTTAACAGGTTCTATAATCTTATATAGATCTTGTTCGTACATTATTTAGATCTTTTTTCTGCAAAACCACTAAAAGCTTCAATAACTTTCTCTTCTTTAGGTTTATCATTTAACATATCCTCTTCCTCTTTAATTCTATTAAGAATTTCAAAAGCATCAAATATAGCTAGTTTTTTAGTTGCAGCAGCATTTTTCAAACGATCAGCAGTTATGTCATCACCAGAATCTACAATAGCTTCTTTAGCAACTTTAATAAGTTCCTCTACAGCTTTATGCCCAGCTTGGATTATACTCTTTTTCGTCTCCTTTATATTCATATTTGATTGTAATTGATTGGATTCTCACTCTATACATTCTCTCGTTATCTATAACGAATTCAAATTCACTTGTTGGTACAAAGCCAACTAGGTCATTCTTTTTTATGTAACTAGTATTATTATCTAAAAACTTAACAATACCAATAAGAGGTTGTTCTTTGTCAGCATTAAAAATGCTTTTTGAATATATAGGTTTAACAAAACAGTAACCATCGTTAGCCACCCATTTATCTTTACGTTTATATAAATACACCTGATCTGGCCATGCAAAATATAGATCTTCTTTATAATAACTTTTAGAATTCTTTTCGATACCTTTTACATCGTGGTATCTTCTAAATATATTATGATGTACAATAACTTCGTCACCTATTTCTATATGTGTTTTAACAGCTTTAGGGATAGATACTACTTTAGCTTTTCTATTAACAAAGTTATGATTCTGGAGCTCAGTGTTTATAATGAGCTCCTTATCACCAACTTTTCTTTTATTGTCGTATCTTCCTCCTATAGGCTCGATAATAAAATTGAATATGCTTTGCATCAATATTCCAGGTTGTATTCCACAGCTATTGCCATGTTCTTATTGAAGTCCTTCCAAGGTAGTATTTCGTCTTTCTTTTTAATATAGACAGAAAACTTAGTTTCTTCTTCCACTATATTACAAATCGTATGACCTCCATAAACCTCTTGTCCAACAGAGTAGTGCATCGCATCGTTTTTATAATCTCTACCGATACTTATTTTACGCACAAGATTCACTATGCTTTACTTAATACTTCAGGAACTACAGCTTCTTCTGATTCTTCTACAATAGCTTTATAGTCTCCTGTCTGAATATCAATCTCAATTTTACCGTATTTTTCCTCTAGTTTTGCTTGCATTTTGTTCAAATCTGTTTGAACTTCTGCAGCGGAATGTTGAAGCTGGTGTTTCTTTAACTCTAGGTTTCCAATTTGAGAAGCTGCATTGTTAAGTTTTCCAACGTAGCCTTGTAATTCCTCTAATTGTTCTTTACTAATTTTGTTTTCTTGGTTTTCCATAATCTAATTTTTAAAAATTTAATTTAATTGTTTGGGTTATAATTTATTATCACTTGTTTTGGTTAATTTCTAATTATTCTCCAACTTCTACCTCTGGAGTATTCCATGTGAAATATTTATCCTGTGAAACTGGTGTTGCTTGTAGTTGTATTTGAGATGCAAGACTAGCTTTCATAGTATCTACATCTAATGCATCTTCTAACCAACCTATTACTATATTCTGAAATACTTCAGTATCAGCATAAGCGGTGAAAGAATCTCCTTCTGAATAAGAGAAGCTCTGAGCTCCAATCATTGAAGCTTGATAATTTTTACTACTAATCTCTTCAGAACCTGAATAACTCCAGTGAACTGTATAGATTACGTTGTCTTGACCTTCCGCTTGAATATGTGTATTCATTTGGTTGATTGTCCATTTGTAAGTTACTGCCATGATTGTTTATTTTTATTTTTTAGTTTGTATATTTGTTTTATTTTACATTAATCTTCTAAATTTGAAAACGACCGCATGCCCTGTTAAAGTTTGGTTTGATTTGAAATTAATTCTCATACTAGGTGGATTATTACCATTACCACTTGATATTGTTCTTAATTCTAAGTCCATACCTCTATAATGCCCCGCACTATTTAAATATATTTCACTAGTGTTACCAGAGTTTGTTCCAAAAGCGTACCAAGACATAGTTCCTGTCCAATACATTGAATAGTTACTAGCTCCAGCACCTTGTGTGTTACTGTAAACTTGAATCACATAAGAACCATTACTCCCTATGTCTGTACCATCTATTCCTGTTTCATTCCATGATCCAGCGGCTCCACTTAAAGATACTGAAATTGAAGTTGTTTGATCAACTTGAACACCAGCTGTCATATCTAAACCTTTGTGTTTTACAAGGCCATTTACATCTAGTTTTTGAGTAGGAACAGTCTCCCCGATCCCGACGTTTCCGCCATTTAAAATAGTAAATCTTTCTACAGCACCACCATCAAGAATCCTTAATCTATCTGTTGTACCACCATAAGCAATCTCAAAACCGTTACTATTATTAACAAGTAATATCCCTGCTTTAGAAGTAGTATCATTGCCATTTGCAGCATTTCTTTTAACTTGTATTAATGCTGTAGTAGCATATCCGGCTGTACCATCTGATACCGTTAATTTACTACCTCCAGGCGAACTCGTCCCGATCCCGACTTTTGCATCAGCATTAATGGTCATTGCAGTTGTAAAACCACTTTGTCCTGGAGCAGTATTTGTTCCTACGTCAAACTGAAGTCCACCATCATAACCTTGTTCACCTCTTCCTGATATTCTACCCATAGAATAAGCAGCTCCACCAGTCCATTTATTGTAAAACTCTAAGGCTACTCCTGCTGATAATATACCTGCTGCATTTTCTGTATTACTCTGGCCTGTTAGTCTTATAATCCCTTCAACAGTATCTTTTCCTATATAACTTGGATATAATATATCTAATTGCTGTGCAGGCGAAGTATTTCCGATCCCGACATTGCCGCCAGCTAAAATTGTCATTAAAGGAGATGTGTTGTATGTAAAATTCATAACAGCTCCAGCGTTCTCAATACCCATTGGATGAGTATCTCTTGAATCATTAAGAATTATACCGACAGGTGATCCGGCTTCAATTTCTAGAGCTTGAGCTAAACCACGAGGGTTTTCTATACTAGTAGTTCCAATTAAAACATTGCCTTCAAAATATATATCTCCATTATTATAAAACTCATGTTGGAATTGATTAGCCCCATTTGAGTTATAACCTTGCAAACAAAGTTTTCCTTCATTATTATGCATTTGAAAAGCTCCAAAATTAGTGTTATAAATAACTCCATTAGTTGTGTCTCTATTCCAACCCAAAGCACCCATTATACTAGCGCTACCAGATCCTAACTGAAAATAATCACCAACTAAAATGCTATGTCCTTGTACAATTTGAAGTTTATCACTAGGCGAAGTCGTTCCGATCCCGACGTTGCCGCCGTTAGGTTGTAAAACTAAGTTATAATTTGTGGCATAACTTGACGAAGATCTTGATTGCAACCAACTATAAGGATCACCAAAACCAATGTCTAAACTACCAGCACCAGCAGTTTGACTAAATCTTGCAATACCATTTTGAGCACTACCAGTTGTTAAAGGTGCGGCAAACGTTCCTTTAACTTCAAGTGCATTTACAGGATCATTATCATTAATCCCAACTTTACCATTATCTTGTACTTTAAGTAATACATTGTTATTATCTATAGCTGTTTGATTATGTCCAACTATAAATGATTCTCCAGCTCCTGAACCACTATCACTGTCTATATTGACCCTTAGTGATGCTGGTGAATTTATTATACCGTTGTGAGTTCCATTGTCATCTAATTCTAGTATTCCATCTAACGATACTAATTTTGATCCAGTTACTATACCTGTAAAACTCCCAGCTCCAGTCACGTTAATACCAGTAGATTCAATATTCATCATACTGTTTCTATTATCGTATCTTATAAAATTAAAGACATGAGCAGAACCAGATTGTATGTAAAATTCATTATTTGTATCTCTTAAATTAATCCCTGGATTATTTGCCGCGGGTAAAGCTGAAGTTGCAAATAAAATATTTTTAGCGTTTAAATTACCAGTTAATGTACCACCAGCTAAAGGGAGTTTAGTAGCTATTGAATTTGTAACTGTTGTTGCAAAATTAGGGTCATCGCCCAATGCTGCAGCTAACTCATTTAATGTATTTAAAGTACTAGGTGCTGAATCAACTAATAAAGCCGCTCTAGCATCTGCTCTAGCATCAGTATAGTAAAGGTTTGTACCCTCTGTTAAATCACTAGTTGTTGCAGCAGTTATTCTGGCATCAGCTCTAGCATTCGTATAGTACAGATTTGAACCTTCAGCAATATGTGCAGTTGTAATCCCACTAATTTTAGTACTAGTGACAGCATTATCCGCTATATTCCCTGTAGCTATCGTTGAGCTCGCTATTAAATCACCTGTTACTTTAGTGTTTGCCATTTATTAATTATTTTCTAATGTTTCTATCCTAGCTTTTAAGCTATCATTATCTGATTTTAGTTCTTGTATTGCTTTTATAAGCATTGGAACGAATACAGAGTATTTTACCGACTTATATAGTGTTTCATCTTTAGAATCTGGATATTTTGATTCTGAGATCATACCTGGAAATACTTCTTCTAACTCTTGAGCTACAACCCCAATTTGTTTTGTTTCTTCTCCTATTAAATTAAAGTTTCTAACTTTAACACCCATTAGTTTATCTAATTTTGGCGTAGCATCTACAATATTTTCTTTCTTTCTTTCATCAGAGATTGCACCATAAGAATTATTAACATTTTGTACATTTCCATTAGTATTAATCCACAACCTATTTGTTCCACTATTTGGGTCTCCTTGTCTACAAATCATAAAATAGCCATTACTTCCTGTAGCAGCCACATTTAATTGAATTGAACTATTATTAGTAGTTGTTGTGTTTGAATTCCTAACAATTAAAGCATACGACTGTGAACCATTTTTTACGACATTATGTGAGTTATACCCTAAATTAGCTGTTCCTCCAATAAAAAGAGATCCTCCATCTGGATTTATATAACTATCATAATAAGAACTTAAATAAATGTATTTAGCATTGTTAGATCTCCATAAAGATAAATCACCTTCGTTACCATAATTTCCAAGCGCAGCTCTTGTAGCGCCAGCAGTAGTACTTAACATTATTGAATTGGCTGAAGAACCTCTTACTCTTATATTACCATTTAAAATTTCAAGCTTAGCATCAGTAGATGGTGCCATGCCAATCCCAATGCTGCCCGCAAAAGTTGAGTTTCCAGTGTTTGATATAATTAAATCTTTAACAATCGTTCCACTATTATTATCTTCACTTGATCGAACAATTTGTAAGTCTCCATGATTAGATAAAATACCTCTATTCCAAGAGTTTGATTGCTTGCTCCATACCATTCCCCCACCACCAGAATCAGCTGCATCAAAAGTTAAATACTTACTCCAGCTTTCACCACCGTATCTTTCATCACCAGCAACATCCGTAAGAGTTGTTGTTCCGTGAAAATAAGCATTAGATTCAACAGTTGGGGTTGTTGAAGATATTCTAATTTTCTTAGCCCTTAATTGTTGACCCACACCGGTAACTTGTGCTCCACCATGCGTAGAAGATCGCATCCATAATTCTATTTGATCACCTGGTATTACATCTGCAATATCTACATCATACTGTCTCATCGCATGAACAGACGAAGTAACACCACTTGCTAGTCCATTTGGATGAGCAGTCGAGAACCCTCCACTTTTTAAAATATTACTAGGTGTAACAGCACTAACAGTCGTACCATTGTTTCTTGCTATTGCCCAACTCCAGTAATAAGCGCCACTGACAATATAACTTTCCCACTTGACACTTATTGTTCCGTATTTAGATACAGTGATAGCACCCATTCTTTTATATTGATTATCACTGTCGACTTGTATTTCTTCATGTTCATGTGCTGCCACTGTCTCGTCACCAGCAGCGTATGATATTGCTGTTCCTAAGTTTGTTTTTACTTGACCTGCAAAAGTTGTTAGACTTGTTGAAGGTGTACCCATACCTGATACAGAAATTACTGCAGAACCAGCATTGTTATTTAAACCCCAGTCGTTATTAGCATCAGTCCATAATCTTCTCCAATACTTTAAACTTTTAGAAGCACTACTTTGACTTACATCTCCTGAAAAAGATGCGTTTTGTGAACTGTCTAAAGTTAAAGAAGGAGAACCATCATTGGTTGCAAATGTCATAGCATTTGAACTATGTAAATATTTTATTTGACCTAAATTATTAGCACCAGAATCCCCAAAATAAATACCACCATCTGAAGATGTACCTGAGAATATTGTTATTCCTGTGTGTGCAGAACCTTCAATAACTAAATTATCAAAATTAGTATTAGCAGTTAATGTGGAAGTACCTGTCCTAATATTTCCTGCAAAAGTTGAAGTTGATGATCCCACTGTTAATTGAGCAACACCACCCGCAGGCTGTACTACAAAGTTATTTCCTGATGCTCCAAACTCTACATTTCCAGTAGGATCTGCACATTGTAAAGTTGCTGTACCATCTGTACTTGTAAAAGTTGCAACAACATTAGTTGCTCCTGAATTAAAAAATCCCCTTACAGCAGTTACGTTCCCTGCAAAAGTCGCAGAACCTGTTCCAGTCAACACTAATCTTTCTATATTATTCTCACTGTTTGTGAAATACATAGATTCCGTGTGATGCCCCTCAATAGTTAAAGCATCTAGGTTGTCTATATCTTCACCAATTTTACAATAAGTACCAAATGTTATATACTTGTTGTCAGCAATTCCAAGATTACCAGTTAAATTCCCACCAGCCAAAGGAAGTTTAGTTCCAATGCTATTCGCAGTCGTTGTTGCAAAGTTTGGATCATCTCCAAGAGCAGCAGCTAATTCATTAAGTGTATTAAGAGTTGCAGGTGACGAGTCGACTATTAAAGCAACCCTTGCGTCAGCCCTTGCATCTGTATAATATAAGTTAGTTCCTTCTGATAAATCACTTGTACTTGCTGCAGCTATTCTAGAATCAACTCTAGCATTTGTATAGTACAAACCACTATCACTACTAGTACCCTCAGCAATATGAGCGGTAGTTATACCGTGGCTTGAGTGTAAATTACCCTGGACTATTACCCCGTCTGATATAAGTTTTACTTTAGTTAATGCCATTTATTTAAATTAATCAGGTTTAGTAGGCCAAACTATATCGTTTGGATTACTTTCATTAGTTATGTCCCTTAATGATTGTCTATAATTTTGTTGATCAGTAGATATAGTTCTATCTTGAACTGCCCACCAATCTGTTTCACTTAGAAGATTATCTCTATATGCTCTTATTTGTTTCCACTTTTCAGTACTACTTATCTCAGTAGCCTCTTCTAGTGTCATACCCCATAATGTATATAAAGGAATGTTGTAATGTTCATGGCCTTCAGGCAAATCTGCTGGATACAAAGGGTCTTGTTCAAACCTTTTATTGCCGTACGCTACTTTGTAGTTTTTATTAAATGTAAACATAATTATGATTTATACTGTATGTAAATAGCATGAACTCTAACACTACGAGTATGAGCATTGTTATTAAAATATTTCAAACCTATACCGGGAACGTCAGTTCCTCCTGTTGTGACCCAAGGTGAAACCGCCCATCTAGGTCCTCTAGCACCATCCATACCTGAACCTGAAAATTCTGCTCCATTTTCCGTCCAACCAGTGCTGTAAAAGTATCTTGCCACTTTAAAGCCTACAGTATTATCTGTGTATGTGGCTACAGAATCGGTATACCTAAATAATAATCTAAAATAATTCCAATCCATAGTTCCGTCTTGGATTTTTGGATCCGTTACACCATGTGCAAAAGATTGTAATGAACCAATTGAATGATCAAGTATATTAATAATATCTCCTTCAGCCATATCATCATAACCAGCAAAATTCCCTGATGTAGATCCATAGTTTCTAGCTACATAAAAAGTAGGGCTTATTATTCCTTCTGAAGTTTTTATACGTCCATTCACCTCCAGTTTTTCATCCGGGTCAGTTACACCAACACCAACATTTCCTGTGGATAACACTGTAAATAAACCCGCTTCTTCTACTTGAAAGGCAGCATTTGTCGCAAGTGCAGTACCACTAGGTATACCTATTGAAAATGGCCAATATCTTACACCAGCACGCCCACCATCCATTATAAAGAAAGTTTCGTTAGAAGAAGCATCAGTTGTTTTAAAAGTTAATCCAGTTGATCCACCAGCACCTTTTATTTCTAATTTACAATCCGGATCCGTAACCCCGATCCCAACTTTTCCATCGTTTTTAATAATCATTTTTGGATCAAAAGTCAAAGTTGCTCCAGCGGCTACAGATGTAGCAGTTTGAAAAGTTATTTCACCAACATTACTTGCAATCATAGTTGCTCCTGTTGCATATTTAGCTTTCCAAGCAGCGGCTCCACCGGTTTTATAATAATAAGCATTTCCCAGTAAATAATTATCTGCTGCTTCTCTAAAAAGTATTCCAAAACCACCAGCGGAAAAATTTGAATAACCTGTGTTTTGATCCTGAGGTAAAGCAAACCCGTCTGCGCCAACAAACCCTAAAAGACTAACCTCTTGACTTGAATTAATTTCTAAAGCATTATAGGTATTAGTTGTTAAATAAGTTTTGTGAGCGCTTGTTGTTCCAAAATCAGCACTGTTTCCATTTGTGTAAGTATAATACGTACCTATATCTTTATATTCAGATGTTCCAGCTCTCGTCAACCTTATGTTCCCAGCTGCATCAGGAGCTTTAACATGGAGAGGTTTCAAAGGAACCGTCTCCCCGATCCCGACGTTGCCGTTGGCTTCAATCCTCATTTTTTCAGTCAAATTTTGAGCTGCTGGACTTGTTTCGCTGGAAGTCCAAAAAGACATAAAACCTTTAGTCGTTTGTAAAGTTGTTTGATCACTAACACCTGAATATATGGCTGCTTTTACTGTTTCTGTATCATAACCAGGATAGTAAGATTTAAACTCAACCATACTTGCTTGTAGTCCATAAGATGAAGCTGCAGCTGGTATAGCTTTTCTAATCGTAAGTGCAGTTGTAGGCGAAGTCGTCCCGATCCCGACGTTGCCTTGCAATGCAATATCAGTATAACTTTCACCAATTTGAAGTAATGATCCACTTGTATTCCCCTCTAAAGCTCTTCTATCAGTTCCATTTTCAGCTCCAAAAACTAAACGACTATTTGAGTTTGCAATTTTTATACTACCAACAACTTCAAGTTTTTGATCTGGGTTCTCCGTTCCGATTCCAATATTTCCGTCACTTTGAATAGTCATTCTTTTTGTTTGGGATGAACCTGTTAAAAATTGCATTCCATCTGCACCATTTATCCCGTGTATTCCTGCTCTAATTTGTGTACTATCATTCCAATTTAAAGCCGCACCACTTGGTTTTTTTAAAGTTAAAGTATTCCCTGATGTATTGGTTAATGTGGTTTGACCAGAACTGTCTATACGTATTCTTTCTACATTACTTGTATTGAATAATATATTTCCTGCAAATTCATTATCAAATTGTATATCGCCACCAGTACTATTTCTTAATAGAATACTGCCAGTTGATGTATTTCTTATGTATGAAGTTCCAACACTATTATCAATAAATAAATGTGAACCATTGTGTTGAATACTCGCGTCATTACCAGTTCCAAAGTATGAATTTACTTGGTCAGGGTGTGTTGTGTGATCGTTAAAAAGCACTGTTCCTACAAAAGTTGCACCCCCTGCTGTACTTAAAATTAAAGAATGTGTATTATTCCCACCTAAATAAAGAGAGTCCCCCGTGCCGCCCAAAACTGCTATAGCGTCTGTCCCTGCATTTTTAATAATTAATTGACTATCAGCGTCGGGATTAAAAATAGCTTGCGGTCCATTAACCTCTAAACTTCCTGCAAAAGTTGAATTTCCAGTAAACGATGGAGAAGCCAACGGAGCTTTTAAACCAATACTATTTGCTGTAGTTGTAGCAAAATTAGGATCGTCACCTAAAGCCGCCGCAAGTTCATTTAAAGTGTTTAATGTTGCAGGTGAGCTATCAACTAAATTAGTTATTTGAGTTCCTACATATGTTTGAGTTGCATAGCTACTTAAATCTTGATCCCCTGTATTTGTTCCAGATAAGTTTCCAATATCTGTTTTGTCTTGTGCGGATAACCCGTGATCACCCCAGCCATAAGCTGTATTCCAGTTAGCTGAACTATCTGTTAAAATACTGTATGTACCAGAACCATCTGTTTTCATTAAACCAGCAGATGTAAAATCATGATCATATAATATATCACCACCTGAATATGCAGAACCAATACTCATAACCTCTACAGCCACACCATTTGAAGGTGCAGTATCTAAAGTTAACGTAGTACCACTTAAAATATAAGTACCTTTAA